GATCCGCTTCTCGGCCCTTGGTATTATTTTCTGGATTACTATGGAAAAGGCTATTGCCAGCCGGACGTAGTGTGGCTAGGGCCGGACTACACCTTGGTTTTTGAAGTCAAGCTAACGGATACTCCCGCCGCCCTTACCCAGATACTCAAGCTTTATAAGCCGGTGCTGGAATTAGTCTATGGCAAGCCGGTGCGGGGCGTGGTGGTGACTAAAAACTTGACCAAAGATACCCTCCCCCAGACCTTGACCACGAACTTGGACGATGCCCTTATCTTGGCGCAGGGCACTATTCCAGTTTACCACTGGCTTGGGCTAGGTTCCATGTAATTACCCGTGGGCAGGGCTGTGGGCAGGGGTGCCTTCGGACAGGGCCAAGCTTCCACCTTCTCCATTTTTCTCATCTGGCCTTCGCGAGAGGGCTTGACTGCTGGTGCAAAGCATAGGACTATTTGCACGACCGCCACTAAAGGAGCTCCAAAATGGCAAAAGAAAAAGACATGAATAATGAGAGTGAAGGTTCGCTGCTGAAAGGCGCAATTTCGGCCCTTCAAGCTGAAAATGAAAAAGCGTTCGGTTATCTTCCTCATGACAAGCAAAATCACTCGAAAGAGGAGAAAATGAACAATGGCACTAGGGAAAAATAATTTCTCCCGATACTCGAGCAAGAGTATCAATGTGGAGGAGATTAAAAACGGTTATCTTATTACAAAGACGATTTGTAAGGGAGATGACTACAAGGTGATGAAGGAGTTTTCAGCGACTCCTCCGAAACTGGATATAGAAGAGCCTGATGCAGGGAATAGTTCCCTGCGGGACGCCATGGATACTTTAAGGAGATAATATGAAAAAGATTGCTTTGCTTGCCCTGGCACTTGTGCTGGGTTCTTCCTCAGCCTATGCTGGCGGCACGTTTCCTAACTTCCCAATCGCGGGCGGTTCGGCTTATGGCTGCTCTAGCGTAAACGGCGTACAGACTTGCACAGTTCCTGCTGGCCCAAGCGTGACCGGTAACGAACTGATGCCAGCAGATACCTCCCTGACTGGTGGTCTGTATCCGCAGACTGTGCTTATTCCGCTGAACCAGGTTCGTGCGGCTACTTATGCTCAGTCAACCCCTGTAACTGGTTTTAGCATTACTGTTCCGGCCACGACTACGATTGAGCAGATTACTCCGGCTGGTACGCTCGCCACGGGCACCTTTGTGTTCCCAACGGCAGCAGTGGACGGTCAGCGTTTGCGTATCTTCTCAAGTGCGATTGTTACTGCTTTGACTTTGACTGCGGGCACTGGTCAGACCATTGTCGGTGGTGTGACTGCTTTGGCTGCCAACACCCCAGTTGAATATGTTTACAATCTGAGCACATTGACCTGGTATCGCATCCAGTAAGGAGAAAGCCAATGTTAGGTAAATTTTCAAAAATTTTGCTAGTTTGCCTAGCATTGGCTCCTTCGGGAGCCTTTGCTGCTCCTGATGGAGTGATTAGGCAGAGTGACGCAATTTGTGACCCAAATGCTCCTACCCATTGCCTTGCGCCTACGGCTGGTGGCGGGATGGCAAACTCGACAAAACTAAGTACGGTGGCGGGCAGCACAATTACAACCACAAGCACTTATCAGAGTGTTTTGGCTTCGAATGCTTCCCGCAATGGCTGCACTTTTCAGAACAACGGCACTCATACCATGTATTTGTATCTGGACTCTACTGGTGGCTCTACCCCTCCGTCAGGGAACACCAAGTCAATTAGCTTGACGGCTGGCACCAGTTTTTCTTGCTCGATTGGCGGAAATTTGGTAATTGGGGATGAACTTTGGGCTACCGGCACCAGTGGTGACGCCTATACCGTTATTTCACAATAGGAGGTTTGAATGAAAACTCTTGCGATTGGTTTGGCACTTTTGGCTTTAACGGGATGTTCTGCTGCTCAAATGACCAAATTGGAAGCATTTGGCTCAAATGCGGCAACGGTCATTAAAACCGTGGGTAATGATATTGTGCAGTTTGACTGCTCAAATGCGGAAATTATCTCGGTTATCGCGGCGGATGCGGATGCAAATAAGAAAGTGCAGAAAGCACTGGCAAATAACGCCCAGATTGCTTATGATGCTTGCCCTGCACTTGCAACTGGAACACCAGTAGCCGTGACTTCTACCACGGTTGTTAGCGCCCCTGCGGCGAAGTAATACAAAGGAGCTTGATTTATGAAAAAATTACTTTCACTCCTGACTGGGATTTTTCTCCTAAGTCAGGCTCCCCTTTTGGCTCAAGTTGCCCCTAACCATACAATTCCGGTCAATCGAGGCCCAGGAGTTAGCGGTATGGGTAACTTGGGCCCAGCTGCTTTGGACACTACTTTAGTTGGTGCTGGTAGCGGTTATGACCCTCTTTGGGTAGCGATTACAAGCTGCAATGGCACAAGTACTGCTCTCAATTATGCTACCGGTGGGGTTTTTAGCTGCAATACCGGTGTAGGTAACACTGGTACGGTAAATACTTGGACACAGCCACAGGCATTTTCGGCCTCAATTAGCTCGGCTTCGGCCTCAGGTGCGATTGCATACGGCACACTTCCCTACACTGACACCAATATTTTTGCTTCTTTCAATGCGAATGTGAATAGCTACGATCAGGTAGTGGTGTCAAATAGCAACGCAGGGGCAACGGCTAGCGCGGACTATGTGGTCAGCAACAACCTAGGTACGACCTCGACTTATTTTGGCGATTTTGGTATGAACTCGTCTGGATTTACCGGATCGGGTAGCTGGAATTTGCCCAATGCGGTCTTTTTAACTTCCTCAAACGGGGATTTGACGATTGGAACGATGACTTCCAACGCCATTCACTTTTTCACTAACAGTGGAACTACAGATGCTGGCGGTTTTTCTAGCGCTGGTGTTTTTTCTCTTGGTACTCCTTTGGCCGTAGGCTCGGGTGGTACTGGGGTAGGAACGCTTACCCAGTACGGGCTTCTTTACGGGAACGGCACCAGCGCGGTTGCGGCAACAACAGTCGGAACAGCAGGGCAGCCTTTGCTCAGTGTTGGGGGCAGCTCTGCCCCCGCTTTTGGGACGCTGAACCTTGCCACGACTACTAACGTAACGGGTGCGCTTGGTGCGGCCAACGGCGGCACAGGACTAGCCTCTTACACCATTGGCGATTTGCCTTATGCTTCAGCTTCCACAACAATCAGCAAACTTTCTGACGTGGCTACAGGTTCCGTGCTTGTGTCAGGCGGTGTCGGCGCTGCTCCGGCTTACTCAGCTACCCCTACGGTAACTTCGATTACGGCAGCTACAGTAACTGCTAACACCACGGTAAGCGGCACAGGTTTTACGACTTACTTAGCCTCTCCTCCGGCTATTGGAGGCACAACTGCCGCAGCGGGAACATTTACCGCATTGACCGCTTCGGGTGCTATTGTTCACAACACCACAACGAATAACCAGTCTTATACAACTTCTGGTGCGGGCACAATTACGATTACTAGCGGTACTGCCGGTAGCATCAATAACATGAACATTGGTGCGACTACCGCAGGTACTGGAGCATTTACCACACTATCCGCTTCCAGCACTGTATCCGGTACGGGCTTTAGCACTTACCTTGCTTCGCCTCCGGCCATCGGGGGAACGGCAGCAGCCGCAGGATCGTTTACCACTCTTGGAGCATCAAGTACAGTTACTCTTAGCCCTGCAAACGCCAACGTGGTTCTTTCGCCTACGGGTACGGGTGTTGTTACGATTAGCCCTGCTACAGCGGGTACTATCAACAACGTATCAATAGGAGCTACAACCGCCAGCACAGGCAAGTTTACCACAATCACTGAGACCAACCTGCTTGTAAGCAACGCGGCTCCAACCATATCGTCTGGCTTTGGAACTTCGCCTTCAGTCACAGCCAACAACGGTACAGCGGCGTTCCGCATCAACGTGGGAACAGGTGCTACTGCATCGTCTGGTGTAATTGGTTTGCCAACAGCCACAACTGGGTGGAATTGCTGGGTGCAAGATTTTACAACTCCAGCTACAACTTTTACTAAAGTTTCGGCTAGCACTACAACGACTGTCACAGTTACCAACTACAATACCACAGGTGTTGCAACCGCTTGGGCAGCAAGTGACATTTTGCAAGTTTCTTGCTTTGCTTACTAAGGAAAAACTCAAATGACAGTCTTGACGAAAGCGCAGCTACAAGCTGAATTAGTTTCAAATATCACAACAAATGGGCAAGGCCAGATTACTGGTGCGGTCTTGCAGCAGATGCTCAGTGATATGATAAATTCTATGTCGATTGGCGGAAATACTGCCAATCCTAATCTTAGAACTGTGCTTCAGATAACCGCTGCTGGAACAACTGTAATTCCTAACACTGGCACTGATGTGATTTTGAATGTGGCAGGAACAGTTACGCTGACTATGCCGAATGTGATTGATTTTATCAATAACTCATCGCAAAGCTCGATTGTGATCTCGGATTATGGTAATAATACAGAAACTTATCCAGTTACAATCAATTTTGGCACGTCAGTAGCGGTTAGGGACGTGTGTGAAGGTAATACTTCATGGCAACTTATTGCCGGAACTGTGGAATTTTTTCCAGTTCAGCTAAATTCAACTCAATATGCTTGGTATCGGAGATAAAAATGGCTAAAAATCCTAAAGAAGTTATGACAAAATTGCCAAAAATGAAGATAAAAAGCCCAAAAGAGCCAGAAGGGCAGCTTAATAAAAACTTGAAAGAGTATAATAAAAAAGCCTACAAGAACGAGATTAAAGGCAAAAAAGATTTGTTTTGACTCGTTCCACGTTTGAAAATCAAAGGATGTAACCAGTGGATCAACCTGTAATTCAGTTTCCGGAAAAACTGCAATGCCTTTTTCTCCCTAAGAGATATAAGGTGCTTTATGGAGGTCGAGGCGGGGCAAAAAGTTGGGGTATTGCTAGAGCTTTGCTTCTCCAAGGTCTTGATAAGCCACTGAGAGTTCTTTGTGCTCGTGAATTTCAAAACTCCATGCAGGACTCGGTTCACAAGGTCTTAAGTGACCAAATTGTAAATATGGGTTTAAGTGAGTTTTATGATATTCAAAAAGCAGTTATTAAGGGAGTAGGTAGGGCGGAAGGAACTGAGTTTTCCTTCGAGGGCATCCGGCATAATGTTACTAAGATTAAGTCTTACGAGGGTGTTGACGTTTGCTGGGTAGAAGAAGCCAATCTTATTTCTAAAAACTCATGGGAAGTGCTGATCCCTACCATTCGTAAGGAAGGAAGTGAAATTTGGCTTTCTTTTAACCCAGAGTTGGAAACAGATGAAACTTACCAAAGATTTGTCAAAAATGCCCCACCTAATGCTTTTGTAATCAAAATTTCTTGGCGAGATAATCCTTGGTTTCCGCAGGTTCTCAAGGACGAAATGGATCGACTTAAGGAGCTTGATTATGACTCATACTTAAATGTATGGGAAGGGGAGTGCAAGAAAAATCTTGAAGGTGCAGTTTTTGCTCAAGAACTACGCCAGACCATCAGTGAAAATCGAATTATGAGCGTGCCTTACGACTCGTCTTTTTCTGTTGACACTATCTGGGACTTAGGTTATGGTGACGCCACAACTATCTGGTTTAGGCAAAAGATTGGTTTTGAGTACCGATACATCGACTACTTTGAAGGCAGACAAAAGCCTCTCAGTTATTATCTCCAGATACTTCAAGCCAAAAAATATATCTATGGCATTGACTGGCTTCCCCATGATGCCAAGTCCAAGTCACTTGGTACCGGAATGAGCATTGAAGAGATTTTGCGAAACAATGGCAGGAAAGTTAGGATTGTACCTAAGCTTGCCATCGCCGACAGGATCAATGCGGCTAGAACAATCTTTCCTCAGTGTTATTTTGATAAAGAAAAAACTGAAACTGGAGTAAATGCTCTGATGCACTATCGGTATGCTTTGGTAACTGGCACTACGCGACTTAGCGATGAGCCTTACCATGATTGGGCATCGGATGCTGCTGACTCGTTTTGCTATTCTGGAGTAGTTAGTAGGTATGGAAGTGGAAAGACCGAGGCTAATCCAAAATTGGTAGATCAAGCTACGGGTAAAATGGCAAAGTTTGCTCAGATTTTAATTGGCAATAACACAAGTTGGATGGGGTAGCGCAATGCTAAATATTGATGATGAGAAAATTCTCAAGGAAGCCACTGATAGATTTGAAATTGCTCGTGACTGGCAGTCGCAAGCAGATTTTCGCTTTCTGGAGGACACTAAGTTCTGCAATGGCGACTCATACAACATGTATCAGTGGCCTAGCGATGTGCAGGATTATCGTAAGCTGGACAAAAAGCCAATGCTTACGCTTAATAAAACTCGCCAACATTGCCTTCTCATTGTCAACGATGCCAAGCAGAATAAACCTGGAATTAAAATCTTGCCTAATGGCAATGATGCGACTTATGATGCTGCACAGATGTACAATAGCCTGATGCGAAGAATTGAGTATCAGTCAGATGCCACGACTCATTATGATGCAGCAGTTACAACCATGGTGCAAGGCGGTATAGGCTACTGGCGAGTTTTGACGGCTTATGTGGATGAAAAGTCTTTTAACCAAGACATTTTTATCAAAGGCATTGCTGACCCACTGACTGTTTACCTTGATCCTGATGCTCAGGAGAAGGATAAGTCGGACATGAAGTTTGCCATTATCTTTGACAAGATGAACCGAGAAGAATTTATCAAAAAGCATTCCAAGTACAAGGATGTGTCAAATACTCCGGTGATTGGCGAAGGCTCGCTTTGGCTTAATCAAAATGAAATTATGATGGCGGAGTATTTTACCGTTGAGGAGATTGAAGATACTCTGGTGCATGTGGAGGATGAGGATGGAACACAGCGTGATGAGATGCTTAGTAAACTCAAAGAGCATCTGGACGGAAGCGATGATTTGCTGGATGAATTGCTGGATCATCCTCTTACCAAAACAAGAAAAGTAAAGCGGAAAGAAGTACACTGGTATTTCATTGTCGGTGACAAAATCATGGACAAGAAAGTTTGGCCAGGCTCGACCATTCCGATTGTAGCAGTTATCGGTGAGGAGACAGTGATAGATGGCGTGATGGATCGAAAAGGTCACACTAGAGCCCTCATAGATGCCCAGCGTATGTATAACTACTGGTCAAGCACAGCGGTGGAATATGGAGCATTGCAAACCAAAAGTCCTTGGATTGGGCCAGCCAAGGCCATCGAGGGCTATGAGCAAATTTGGGCGACAGCAAATACTTCCAATCACTCTATTTTGCCTTATAACAATCGAGATGACGAAGGGCAGGATATTCCACCTCCTCAGCGGGTACAACCGCCAGTTAGCGCTCCGGTCGCAATGGAAGGTATGCAAGCTTCGCTTATGGAAATGGCTCTGGTTTCTGGGCAGTATGACAATCAGATTGGAGCACCTGGAAACGAAAGAACAGGCAAAGCCATTAACGAAAGGCAGCGTCAGGGTGATAAAGCTACTTACCACTACATTGATGCAGTTGGTATAGCTATCGCAAGGACAGGCAAGATTATCTTGGAGCTTATTCCGCTGGTTTATGATACTAAGCGAGTGGTGATGGCGATGGGAGAAGATAAAACTTCGCTGGAGATTGAGATTGATCCTACGGCTAAGAAAGCATTTGAAATTAAGCAAAAAGCAAATGAGCAAACTGCAAAACGCATTATGAACCCGAAGATTGGGACTTATGAAGTGCAAGCAGATATTGGCCCAGCTTATGCCACGAAACGTGAAGAAGCTTTCCAAGCCCTAACATTGATTTTAACACAGGCTCCGCAGCTTACTGCTTTGATTGGTGATTTGCTGTTGAAAGCTGGTGATTTTCCAATGGCGCAGGAAGCGGCAGAGCGCCTTCGCCGTATGGTTCCGCCTCAGGCACTTGGCCAAGGCCCAAGTCAGAATGAGCAAATGCTACAACAGCAAGTTCAGCAAATGCAGCAACTGTTGCAGAAGGTTGGTCAGGAATTGGAGATTGCCAAGGTTAAACTTAAAGGCAAGGATGAGATGCGGGATATTGATGTTTATAATGCAGAGACGCAGAGACTCAAGGTGTTAGGTGCTCAAAATCTCGACGTGCATGATAGGCAAATGGCGGCGCAGCAGTTGGCTCATGACATAAGCATGGATCACATGGATCAGATTTGGCAAGCTAATCAAGCGGATTTGGCCATGATGCAAGCTCAAGGGCAAGGGCAGCCGCAAGGTCAGGGTCAACCGCAGCCGCAAGGCCAGCCGCAGCCACAGGGCCAGAGCGCTATGCCAGATTTAAATGGAGTGCGCCAA